CTTACAGTTCTGTTTGCCATAAATTCAACTTCTAATTTTCCTTTGTCTTTGTCAGCTACTGTAAAGTTTAATCCATTTAAATTTATAACATTTTTTATTTCTATTATTATAGGAATTTCAGAACCTTGTTGTGTTCCTAACCAACAAATATTATCAATATAATCAGTTGTTTTTATTTCATTTCTTGCTGTTATTTCATCATAAAGTTCTTCCGCTTGTGCTTTTTTAATATCACTAGCACATAAAGAAATTTTTAAATTTTCGGCTGTTATTTCTGCCATAGTAGTTGTCATTTTTATTTCCCAGTTATCTATAACATTACCGTCAACATAACTTCCCCTTGCTCCGTCTAAATCTTCAAAAATATTTCTAACCTCTGGTATAGCTGTAAAACTCCCACCTCCACTAGTTGCTCCTATTTTTTCGCAACCTTCCGGCAATATACTGTCAATAGTTTCGCCATCTTTAATTCCTTTTATTAGGCTAGCTAACTCTTGTGGGTCTGGTACACTCTTCAAAAATATTCCTGCATCTAATTGCAAATTTTTTGCTGTATTTTCTGTAAAACCATTTAAAGCCTTTCCCATTTTAAACTCCTCCTTTTTAATATACGTTATATTCTATAACAGAATATACACTCTTTATATAATTTTTTTCATCTTCTACCATAAATTGTAAAAATGGAGAGCCTTTTCTCATATATACATAAGTTCCATTTTTTTCAATGCTTATTCCTTCGCCTATTTCTTTTGCTAATTTATCAGCTAGATTAATTACATTAGCCACGCCCTGCTCTTTAGTATATATCTTAACTTGTATTATATTAGAAGTTTCCCAATCGACATTATCTAAGGTATATGTCAAATAAGGTAGTTGAGCACCTTCCGGGACTGTATTTTGTAAATAAGCCGGACAAATAGAGCTGAAAAAACTGTAAAAAAGTTGCGCTTGATTTAAATAAGTATTCATTTTTTATTCACCTCAATTTTATCACAATAACGGTGGTAAATCAAATCTTTCAGCTGTAGTCATTCTTAATTGCATTGTTGCTATATTAGGCTGTTTAGCTTCTTGATTACTTAAGCTTTTTATTTTAAATGTTTGGTTATCACTTTTTCTTTTAATAACGTCATTATATTCAAGTGTTATTTTTTCATCTGTAAAAATAGTATATATATTAGTTACTCCTTGTTGTTCTGCCACTCGACCTTCGGTTGAAGTGTCTAATGTTATGCTCCCCATAAATTCAGCTCCATCTTCCCATACGGTTATAGTTCCACCTAGACCGTCAGATTTAGTTATCTTGTTAACAAACATTAATTTTTCAAAATAATCTTGAACAGCCATTATATTTCTTTCACCCTCCTAAAATCATCATATATTTTTTTATAGCCATATAATTCATCTTTAAATACATCTTTCCAAGTTGATATAGTGCCATTTGAATTAGTAGTTTTACTATATGAATATTGTCCGAAAAAACTTTCTGAAACTATATTACTTTTAATTTGTTTTTGTTCAAATTCTTTTATCTCTTCACAAATTTTTTGGAATTCTGTTGGTATACTTAAAGAACAAATATAACCTTGGAATATTTCTGTGTTTAATTCTCCTTCTAAAGTTATTATATTATTATCCACTTTAGTTATCTTATAAACTCCGTCATTCAAAACTGAATCTTTTATTAAAACATATTGATTTACTAAATAACTTCCTCTTATTTCTATAGTATTGTTCAATATAGAATATTCGCCATATTCTTTAAAATTAAAAAAATAATTGTTTAAATATTTCATTATATTATACATTTTATATCCTCCTACTTAAATTATATCAAAAAAATCGGTAGTATTCAAACTACCGACCTTTGAGGTTATTTATATAATTAATATGAAACTAGCTTATTTTGCTGGTTCTGTAAATGTGGCTGTTAAAACTGCTACTGCATCGCCTTGTGTTACTTTAGCGCCATATACATTTAATCCCTTCATAGCATCTTTGAAAGATGATTCTGGTCTAAATGCTTCTACACTAACTATTTGCTCGGCAAAAGTAGTTGTGGTATTATTAGAAGCTACTATGGAATATTTACCCGCCGTTACTGGCACATTGTTTGATATATATATATCAAATCCACATGCTCTAGACACTAGCCCTTCTATTATTCTGCCCTCTGCATTGGTTCCGTAAGCACTTGCAAATTTTGTATCATTTAACATAAGTCCTTCAAATTCTGGAGGAACTACTACCCATCTTCCATTAGTTGGCACGTTTGCCTTATCCATGGTTACCTTTAATTGAACTAGAGTAGTATATGCATTATCTGCTGTTAGCGCTATTGGTGTAGCTGTACTACCAATTTTTATTTTACCATCTTTAGCCATCAAACCGGCTATAAAATTATCTGTAACATCTTTTAGACCATATGCAGTTCTTTGCATAGCTGAATCCATAAGTGGACTTCTTACTTGTGCTTTATCTATATCCTCTATAGCAAAGTTAAAATATTTTGCTTGATCTATTACTAAAGATTGGTCTGACATGTTTAATTCTTCTGGTGTATCTATATTGGTACCCTTTTTATAATCTTTTATTGTGATATCTCCCAATTGATTTATATGGACAGTATCACCGAACTGTTTTATTTCGCCTTCGTAATCTCTATTAACTAGATTAGCGAATACATGTAATTTGTCTAGATGATATAATAGTCTAGCACTCCATAGTTTTGGTATAAAAGTTGAAACTGACATTTAATTCACTCCTTATTATTTATTATTTAATGATTTTGAAATATTTTCCCAGTTTTTATTGATTTCTTCTGTTGACATATTTGAAATATCTTCTTTACTATAATTTACTATATTGTTTACTGGTGGTGTAGATGGTTCAACTCCAATAGTTTGTTTAGATGTATAAAAATCTGAGTAATTTTCTTTTAAACTCTTGCCAATAGTTTCCCAGTCTTTTATATTATCATTTTCAAACTCTAGAGAATCCACATCTACTTCTTTAACTAGCAAATTAACCAATTTATCACTAGATATGCCATCTTTTTGTAGTTGCTCTTTTATTTTATTTATTTTAGTAGATTGTGTATGCTTTTTATCTATTTCAATTTTATAATTATTAAATTCTTCTTCCTTATTAGCTAATTGAGTTTTAAGTTGTTCGAGTTCACCATTTACTGCACCTAAATCGTCAGCTTTTTCTTTTAAGCTTTCTAATTCAACGACTTTCTTATTATATTGTGCCTTTGGAATAAATTCTTTGTGTAGTTCTCCATTTATAGCCTTGGAACAAGTTTCGGCTAGTTCGCTCTCTATTCCACTAGAGATTAATATTTGTTTTAAATCCATTGTTAAAATCCTCCTAAAATTTTATAGTGTTTTCCACTAATTTAATTATAACATACGTATATTTTTTGTCAATTTACTACTAATGTATGCTAAAATATGAAAGTTTTCATTTTAAAACTTGCAAAAATACATAAAAATAGTGTGTCCACAACGTCACATTTTTGGAGCAGTTTTTTTTACAAAAGTGCTTACGTCATTACGCTAAAGGATAGGCTTGTTTACTGGGTTTGTAGCCAATGGACGTTCAAACTAATTAAAAATGTTCCTTATTATATAAATATCTTTTTATTTTTTTATTAATTATTTATTTAGTAAGAAAATGAAATTATGATATATGAAAGTTCAATCTTTTCATTTACAATAAATCACTTCCTAAGTTAATTAAACATATGATTGACAATGTGGTCACAAGGCTGTATAATGTAATTAACAAATATTGAGAGGTGGTATTAATATGTTAATTAGAAAAATTAAAAATGTTGCTACCGATAAAATAAAATATATTACTATAGATAAATTAATTAAAGATAAAAATATTCCACTAGGATATGAATTTACAGAATGTGGCATATGGTTCGATGATTATTTATTAAATGAAAAGCAAAGAAAGGATATAATATTATGAAGGTTAGAAAAATTAAAAGTAATTGGACTGGTAAATTTGGATATATAAGCTTAAATACTTTTTTAAATGATGGGTTACCATTCAATTGTGATTTTATAGGGGAATGGGTAGAACATACAAGTCTAAATAAAGAAGAAAGAAGGGGAATAATATGAAGATAAAATATAAAGTAAATGAAAATTTAGAATATGAATTTGATAATTTTGAAGAGTTTGAAGAGTTTAAAAAAATTAAAAAAGAACAAGAAAGATTTGAAATAAAAATGCAATATTATAGAATACAAAGTCAAATAAAAGATTTACAAGAATTTTTACCAAAAAGGAGATAAATAATGAAGATAGGAATTAGAAAAATTAATATAAAAAATAGAATTAAATCACGTACAACTGCTAAGTTAAAACGTAAAGTTAAAAAAGCGTTTATACCTTGGTATGGTAAGAAAGGCA